CCTCTTTTTTGTATTTCTGCAGTCTTAGCATTAATATCATTTAAAAATGGCTTGTCTGAATAGTAAGCAGGATTTGCTCTAAGTGCATCATAGGCTTGACCTTTAACATCTCGATATTGTTTCAACACTTGTGGTGTGATTTCAACATCAGGAGCCAAATTCAAAGCTTTACGAGCTTGTTCATTAACCAATTGCTGATTCTTAACAGAAGCAATTTGGCTTGTTTGTTGTTTGCCAGATATACCCTCAATAATTCTGTTCAGCATTGAAGGATTAACTTGTGTCGGAGGCAATGTAGCGCCTTCAGCAATAGCCCTTTCAGCAACCAATTGGGCTTGAGTTAACTTAGCTGGTGCTTTAGGTGTAGTCAACGCACTAACAGTAGCAGTAGGAGCAGTCAAAATACCACCAACGACCGCCTCATTAAACACTTGAGCAGGGTTAATCGTGCCAGTATTAGCTTGTTGTGCGGCAGCAGATGTTAGTGCGGCAGTAGTGGCTCCAGTACCAATGTTCTGCGCTAAAGCAACAGTTCTAGGAGCCATCTGTACAAGTGCATTAGGTGTAGCAGAAACAATAGATTTCTGGATAGCACCTGGCAACAACAAAGTTGCAGGATCAACAAAACCAGTACCCATGCCACCAACCAATAGACCAGGACGTTCTGTAGCCACTTTATAAGTGCCTTTTAAGATGTCGCTAATAGATTGTGTAGGTGCGGCAACTGGTTGTGGTTTGTTGCGATCAATGCCAAGGTATTCATCAGACAAGCCAATCGCACTCAGGCCACCTTTAATGCCTTGAGACATTAAATTAGCAGTACCACTAATCAATTGTCCAGTAGTAGTTTTGCCACGAAATACATCTAATGGGTTAAAACTAGCGGCAATATCTTGTTGAAACTGAGTCTTAGGCTGAAAGGCTTGTTGTCTAACACTCTGCATAAATTCAGCAGGAGTAGGAGCAGCTTGTGTTTGTTGTACTTGTTGTTGTGTAGGTACATTTATACCTGTTACTGGCTTAAATTCTTCACTTGCAACTTGTTGTTGAGAAATACCAGTAACTGGCGTCCATTGTTCATCATCTTTTTGAGCCATACCAACCACCTTTTTGACGTAGTTTTGTGTTTCTTTAAATGGAGGAACTCCACCATACTTTTCAACATTACCTGGGCCAGCGTTATAAGCAGCCGCAACCAAAGTTGGATCTTGAAATCTTTCTGTTAACTGACCTAGATATTTAACACCACCTCGGATGTTATCTTTCCAATCCATGCGATTAACACCAAGATCTTTAGCAGTAGCACCCATTAATTGCATAGGTCCATAAGCACGATCATTAAATCTTGTTTTAGGTCCTATAGCATTAAAAGCCCCACCAGACTCAGCCTCAACAACACCCTGCACCAAAGAAAGAGGAACGCCTTGTCGCTCTGCCTCTTGAGCAGCAAAAGCAAAGATTTCGTCTTTAGTCGCCATGTTATTGACCAACAGGCATTACAGTACCATCTGGCTTTTTAACGCCATATTTTCCAGATTTACCTTGAACAAGTTGGAATCCCGCTGGCAAAACTGGCTTACTTGGATTGGCAGCAATTTGCTCATTAAGGAATTGGTTAACTTTTGGATGGTTGTATAAGCGAGGGTTATCAGGAGAATTAGCCCATGCTGTGTAAACAGCTTTAGGATCACCTGTATAGGCATCAATAAATCTCTGACGAGCATCATCTTTATCTGCGGCAGCAATCTCCAAAGCGGAAACATACTTGGTAACAAATTTAGGATCAGTTACACCAGTAGTAGCTTTGTCAACAATACCACCTTCAAACGCATTAGCATTGCCCTTAATGTTGCTCAAACCTTTCAAAACACCCTCAGAGCGTGTCTTGTTTAGCAAGTTAACATTGCCTACTAAAGAGTCAAATTTATCACCAACTCCTGGTATTGCCCTCATATAAGATGCACCCGTAGCAAAAAACTCAGTTAGTTTATTTGGATCTAATTGTTCAGCAGCGTTATATAAATATTCAGCAGAAGTTTTACGATCACCAACAGTTAATGCAGCATCAAGAGCAATGTCTGTAAATTTGCTATAATTTTTTGATGTTGCAAGATTTACTGCTTCTTGAGCAGGAGAAAGTGCGGCAACTGCACCGCCCGTACCTCCAGCACCACCAGTTGCACCTCTTGTGCCAGATGGAGTTGTAAAACCTAATATATCTGCGCGAGATCTAAATTCTTTTTGTTGTGTAAGAGGATTAATAACTTGCTCTGGTATAGCAAATGCGCCACCAATTGCTTCAGCACGTTTCCGAGTAAGTAAATTTTCTGCTGATCCAGGCATTGGTTGTGTTCCAACTAAATTGCCAGCCCTGTCATAAAGAGGTTGCTCTCCTGCTTGCAAAGCATAAGTAAGATTTTGCTCAACTGCTTTTCCATAGCCAGGTATAGAACCAGTATTAAAGTTTACATTGCCACCTTGTACAGTACCGCTAAGTGATAAACCAGTTTTTAGGTCTGCACGAGGAATAACAGCAGTTGGTTGATTTCTAATGTCAGTAACAACACCATCTGTAATGTTTGGCTTAAATGCTCCAAATGAAGATTGCAAAGCTGGAATAATTGGAGCCGCAGCGGGGTTTAAAGACAACTTAGCTAATCTGGTTTGCAAATCAGCATAGTTAGGACCAGAACTTAATATCTGCTGTTGTCTTAGTGCAGCCTCGGGAGATGGACCAAAGTCAGCAGAAGTGCGAGTTGGTTGATTTACAAATGCTCTTTGACCAGCTTGCGCTTGAGTTGGGAAGAACTCACTCTGAAGTGAACCAAGCTCTTGCAATAAACCTTGTTGTTGCCTTTGTCTTTGCAAATTAGGAATAATGTTCTGCACAGCTTGATAGCCAGAAGCAATGCCCTGACCACCAAATATGCTACCTAACAGGAATTGATTTAAAGCCTCACCTTTAACAGCTTTTTGGTCTTCTTCAGATAAGCTTTTTAATTGCTCTTTTGGTAATAAAAATTCCATTTTAACGACCTCCTCCAGTTAAGCTTCCACCAAAGGATGTACCGCTTGACGAGCTTTGCATACCAGAACCACCACCAACATTGATACCCAATGCTTGATTGAGAATTTGTTGTTGCTCCAAAGGAAGATTGCGGATTGCATCCAACTGTTGTTGTGAGAAGCCTTGACGCAACAAACCTTGGTCTGCCAATGCTCTTGCACCAGTAAGACCCATAGTTTGACCAGCTTGTGAAATATTGGCCATCTGACCAGAAGCACCCAAGCGTAGTTGGTTTTGTGTCAAACCTGCTTGTTGGTTAGCTAAGTTAGCTTGTAAGAAGTTTTGAGCATTAGACAGACCTGCTTGTTGAGCTAGGCTTGCTTGTTGTGCGGCACGGGCATTTTGTGCTTGAGCGTTAGCCAAAGCAACTTGTTGAGCATTCTGAGTGTTAAGTTGACCAGTAGACAAATCAACACCTTGATTAGCCAAAGCAGCCCGTAAAGCCGCATCTTGATTTGCCAAACCAAACTGACCTGCCAACTGTAAAGACTGCTGAGTAGTTGCCAAGTCTTGAGCTTGATTCAACTGTTGTGCTTGCATTGAACGAGCCAAATCAGCCTCAGAAGCTTGTTGAGCCGCTTGATAAGCTTGAGCATTCTGTTGAGCAAGCAAACGAGCCGCATTCTCACCATAAGCACGATTGGTTTCTGCTTCTGCAACACCTTGGCGAGAACCACCAAAAGACCTAGCAGCAGTAGCTTGAGCCGCAGTTCTTTGTTGTTCAAGTTGCCTAGAACGCTCTAAATCACTTAAGCTTTGTTCGGTAACAGCTTGCGTATAAGGATTCATGTAGGCTTGCAAATTCTGATTTAAGAATGAACCAGCAGTTACATCACGAATATTTGCTCTGGCTTGTGGAGCAATAGCACTTAATGCTTCTTGTGCAACTTGTTGACCAGTTACACCTTGTGCTCCAACATCACGAATAGATGTTCTGCTCAGTTGAGCTGCTCTAGCAAGTGAGGCAGGGTCAATCGTAGCACCGCCATATCTTTCTGCTGTTACTTGTTGAGGGCCATAATTAGCGGCCTCATTTGCCATAGCATAGGCATTACGCATACCAGCAAATACTTCACTATTTGGATCTGAAAATGTGGCAATGTTCCGCATTGCAGCATCTTGTTCTGGAGTAAAACCTGCAAACTGACGAGCTGTTAAGCCACTAGCAACGTCTTTAGAAGTCTCTAAATTAGCCAAATACGCATCTCTAAATGCAGGGTCTAATTGCGATTGCGATGATTGTTTAGAAAATGATAAACTCATTTTATATCTCCATACTTAAAAAAATACTTGCTTCAAGTTTATAAATTTTACTTATAACCTTTTCCCACCCTTTTCTACCTGCGATAGTCATTTGGGTGCATCCTTCCATTTTTCCATGTTTTTCAATGATTGGAAGAATCCTAATACATTCATCCATATTTCCTGCTGCTAGAAAAATATGAATTGTTTTATGTCTTGGGTGGGTAATTACTTCGGTAACTATGGCGGTATCTACACCAGGCCAAAATTGCATTTCATCTTTATTGAGGGCCATTGCGACATCCTCAAGACTATGCGTCCCGTTACTATATTCTAGCGCATTTAATAATAATTGCTCACTTTGCAGAAAATAAGGAACCCACCATTTTGGCTTCTCATTTTCTGTAAACTTACTGCAATCTATCATCTCATACTACCTAGTTTTCCATCAAATCTGATAGTGCCAACTCGCCAATCAGATAATGTGTTTCCTTCAAGCTTTACTGCTATTTGTCTGCCAGTAATCCTTAAAGAAGTAGGATTTGTCATTGTGTATGGGCCATAACCATATTTAGTTCCAGTTGGGTAAAACTTGGTAGCAAATCGAGCCTTTACATCACCCAAAGTCTTCTCATCAGGAACAAGCCCATTTAGGCTTAAAACCCTGTCGCCAGCACCTAATTCAATAGGTCCAGACTGAGCAAATATGGTCTGAGAATCATAAGCAAAGCCTACCTCATGCTCATAAATATACCCATCTGAAGAAACCATTAAAGGATTAGAGAATATGCCTCTGTCTGTACCGCAAGTACGATCTAAAGTGCCAACAGCCCAATGGCCTTCTCTGTAGTTGTAAGTCACATAAGAATCTACTTCATTACTGGCTGAACTTGGGTAAAACCACCAAATCTCACCATAAGTAGCCAAATGAACTGAATAGACTTTAGAGGCTTGTTGGGTATTTAAATTAGTAAATACATAATCACCAACATCAGAGGCCAATGGCTTAACAAAACCATCGTATACCCAGAAGCCTGAGTTAGACATCCAAATACATGAGTTATCAGTAGCGGCAACTGCTTGCTTAGAAATTACACCACAAGATGAACCAATGCGCTCAAAACTGTAAACATAAGGTGGTCCAATGTAAGTGGCTACATGGACATCTACATCAGTAAACAGAATGGTTGCACCACGGGTTCGCTTGGCACACATCAATGAGCCAATTGTGGTTAACTCAAAGTCACCCGCTTGATTGGTAGCGGCAGCAGTCCAAGTAGTATTATTCTCTTGGTCACACCATTGGACTTTTCTAGGATTACCACCTGCACCAAGGGCAAATAAGAATCGTTCTTGTGTAGTTATAAGGCCAATATTACTAGTAGGAGCATTGGTAATGGCAACAGCATCATTAGATGTATTCAACTGCCACTCAAGAAGCTTTCCATCTTTTGTTGAGCAACC